CCAAATCCGCAACGAGACCGTGTTGCTGGCCTGGTTGAACATGACGTCGCGCATCACCGTCGTTGGTGGGACCGTCATCCGCAGGCCAGCAACACGTTCTCGTTGCTGATTTGGTCGGTCAGAGTCGGGCGCACCTTGTCGAGCGTGGTGGTGACCAGAACGTCGAACTGGTCTGAATAGATGCTCATTGGGGTGTGTCTCCCGTAGGACTAGTGCCCCAGGAACTACTCGCCTGTCTGGACTTTGCCCTTGAACAGGTTCTTGAACCTCAACCCAGTTTCCTTCTCGGTCTCTGCCATCGCAATCTTCACCGCGTCCCGCAGGCTTGTGGCCTTGGGGTCTATGTGCGCCGAGGTGTTGCTCGACGAACGTGGCTTGACTCCGCCCTGAACGGCTTGCTTGGCGGCCGTCTGGCGGGCTGCTGCGACAGCACTCTCCACTTCCTTCTTGGCAGGAGCGGAGAGCTTGAAGTACGCCTCGAACGGGGAAGCGATGTTCTCCTCGATGGCGTACCGTAGGACCTGGACCCGCTCGAACGGCAGCTTCCCGTAGGTTCCCTCCAGCTCGTTCAACTGGGTGTTCCACTGAGTCTCCACCGCGCGGGTGGTCTCGATGGTCGCCAGCTGGTCCACCTTGTCCTCAAGTTCGATGACAGTGCGGGCGAGTGGTAGGATACGTGGGGCGAGCTGCTGCGTCTCCCAGTCGTCGGGGTCGAACCCGAGCGCCTGTAGCAGGGCCTCGTCGGTGACTGCCTCCTCTGCGGGGGCATTCTCCTGGGTTGGGGCCGCTGGCTCGGTGGCCAGCCTTTCCTGGAGCTTGTGGATGTAGGTGTCCTGCTTCTGGAGCGACTCGTAGATGATGCGAGCCTGCTCCTCCGGGATGCCCGTCAGGTCCACTCCGAAGTACGAATCGGGGATGGGGCTCTGTACCGTTTCAGCGGCCTCGGAGTCGTCCACGTCTGCCTCGGTGTCGTCCTTACCTGGGATGGAACCGTCGTCCGCCGCAGGAGCGGACTCTACGCCGAAGTCCCAGGGGTCCTCATCGGCGAGCTTCTCGTCGGTGGGGTACTCGGACTCGGTAAGCGCCTCCGCGAGTGCCTCGCGCAGGTTCTCTTGCGTGGCCGGGTCGGCCATGGGTGGTACCTCCGTTGTACCCTTCGTCCCTGGCGCGGTGCGCTGTGACTAGGGCCTCGACAGCTACTTGGGCGTGATGCCCAAACCTTGTGGTGAGTTGGCGAAGGGCTGCGGCTGGGTGGCGAAGCTCGCCGCCTGGTCCTGCTGCTCCTTCATCTGGACTTCCTTGTCCGACTTGACCATCGCTCGGATTTCCTCATCGCGGAAGCCCATCTCCCGAGCCACGAACTTCAGCAACTCGCCTCGGTCGGTCTCAGGGAGGGGGAGGGCCAGGTTCATGAAACCCATGGCCCTCTGCACCCGCTGGTCGCGGGTGAGGTTCTCTTTCGGGGTCAGCGAGACCTTGAGGTCGGCGTCCAAGGCGATGTCCTCCTTGGTCCACTTCCACAGGAACTCCTGCCCCAGGTCGTCGGTGTAGCGCAGCATGCGCTCCTGGTCGTAGTAGACCTGCATCAGCTGCAACATGGTCCTTGCGATGTTGGTGTACCACTCCGTTAGCGCGCTCCGGCGCTCGGCCTGGCGCTCCTCGCCCTTGCCGGTGACGATTTGGGTCTCGGTGGCGGTCGTGCGGCGCGAGGGGAACACGCCTCGCATCGGCTCGGACGCGCCCGTGGCCTCCTTCATCTCGTACTGCACCTGCTCGGGAATCTGGAAGGCCTCCTGCGGCAGCTGCGGGATTTGCACCTGGCCGATTTGGTCCTTCGAGTAGCCGTCGCCGATGCCCACGTACTCGCCCCACACCGGGGACTTGAAGGCGTCCTTGCCCGCCTGGGTCAGGGCAGACTCGGGGCCGAAGAACTTGGGGATGGTCCGCGCGACGTAGGTCGCAGCGTTGGACCTGTACTCGTCCAGCTCCTCCAGGGACGGGTAGATGATGCGCATGTCGCCGAGGCCCTCGAACTGCCGCGGGTCGTCGCGCACGATGAGGGGCTTGAACGGGTTGCGGTCCTCCAGGTCGAGGTTCAGCATCAGGGGGTTGATGCGCTGGTGCAGCACCAGCTCGTGGTTGCCCTTGGGGAACACCGTGACCAGTCCGGTCTCGAAGTCCCACAGCTCGACCACCGTGACGCGCGTGTCGTCGCTGTACTCGTCCTCCTCGCCGCCGATGCCCAGTTCGGCGTCCACGTCGAGCCCGACGCTGATGACCGCGTCGCCTTCTAGGTCCTCCAGCAGCTTCGGCCCCTTGCGGGCGCCGTAGCGCGCCTTGACGAACTCGCGCCAGGCGGGGTTGCCCTTGACTTCCTCCTCGGGGAGCAGCGTGTACTGCGCCACCCAGCGCACGTCCTCGATGAACTTGGCGGTGGGGTCGTAGCGGATGAGGTCCCACGGCACGTAGTCCACGCACACGCGGTCCCGGAGCACGATGGGGACTTCCTGGGTCAGCTGCACGGTCCCGGCTGACACGGCCCCGGCAATCTGGTCCTCGGTGAGCGTCTCCGGGTCCAGGCCCTCGGTCTCGGCGTACTCTAGCAGCTGCTGCTCCAGGGCGTCCTGGGGCACGTCTTGCAGCTCCACGTCCTCCACGTAGTCGTAGTAGACCTTGACCCAGCCCACATCGGCCAGGAGCGCGTCCTTGATGGCGTACTTCGACCGCCGCTGGCCCTTGGTGTCGAGCCAGCCCTGGTTGAGTCCCCGGGTGGCGGCGATGGCCTGCACCTGTGTGCCATGACCGATGGCCTCTAGGATGAACTCCACGTCCACGGCCGTCATCGAGGCGAACATCGTGTCGATGATGCCGATGCCGGAGGTCACCGACACGCGGTGGCCGTCCTCGTTGACCTGGTCTGGGTCGGTCTCGTTGGCGTAGCGGTCCAAGAAGCCGACGCGCTCGTCCTTGCCCTTCTCGAACTTGCGGTCGGCGATGCGGAGCCTGCGGTCGTAGACCTTGAGCATGGCTTCCTCGTCCTCGTAGACGCGGAACACTTCGTTCTTGGCCACGGCTTAGCTCCTCGGGTTGATGGTCGGAACGAACGTGGGGCGCTTCTTGCGCCCGCCGCCGCCTAGCCAGACCCGGTCGGGCTGGTGCAGCAGCTGCTCGAACACCGACCCGTACTCGGTCGGCTCGAAGGCTCGCGCGTCGGGGGTCGAGTCCGCGTCGCGGGGGTTGAAGGGCAGGAGCATCGAGGCTCCGTACCGGACCGCGTCCACGATGTGGCTGGTCCAGTCGTGCACGGGGTTCTCGCCAGTGCGGACCCCGTTCTTGTCGAGCTTCCACTTGTGGGAGCTGAAGGCGTCGGAGACGCGCTTGGCGCGGTTGCTGTTCACGAAGATGCGGTCCGCGGCCATCATGTTCGACAGGATGCGGATGGCGTAGTCCTGCGGGCGCTTGGGCACGGGGACCACGGGGACTCCGGCCGAGTTGAGGTCGGATATGACTGATGTTCCCGTTGAGGGGTTCCGCTGCATGCCAGCCGGGTCCCCGAAGTCCCCGCGGGTCCGCTGGCCGGGGTACACCGCCTCCATGAGAGTGTGGTACGCCTCGGCCCACGTCTTGGCGGGCCAGTCCTTGGCCTCGATAGCGTCGAGGATGAACAGGTAGGGCAGCTTCACGGCCTTGTTCGGGCCGATGGAAACGGTCCTCCACTCCACCTGGGCCATGATGCAGACACCGGGGTCCCCGATGCCGAAGTCCCACATGGAGTAGAGCGGCAGCTCGGGCCGGTACTCCAGCGGGATGCACTGCGTGTCCGGGTTCCAGTCGGGGAACACGCCACCTTCGACGAGCCCGACGAATCGGCCCAGGACCTCCTGCTCGTACCACCGGCCGGAGTACGACTTCTCCATCATGTCGAGGTAGTCGTCGTCCAGGTGCCGGTTCTCGCGCATCGGCGCGTTGTACCAGACCGAGTCCGGGTACTCTCGCTGGTGGGTGTCACCGTCGGGGTGGAACACGTCGTACATCCAGTCGAACCCGTTCGGCGTGGAGGCGACCCAGGCGCCGCGCTCGTACCCGCGCTGGCGGAGACGGCCGGTCAGCAGCTTCCAGTCGTTCAGGGTGACGTTGCGGCCCTCGTCGATGAAGGCCCACGTGTACTCGGGACCGCGGATGATGTTGTCCGGGCGGTCCAGCGAGCGGAGACGGATGATGGCCCCGTTCTTGAGGGTCAGCTCCTTCTCGGACTTCTTGTAGTCGCGCTCCCACTCAGCCAGCCCGGTGCGGGCGGTGATTTCCTGGAGCTGCGGGATGATGATGTCGCGGAGCGCGGGGTAGGAGACCGCGGCGATGATGCCGTGGGGCGCGTGGAACACGCCTTCTGGCTTGGGCTGGGTAGCGAACTTCAGCCCCCGGGCAATCCCGGCCCACGTCTTACCGGACCCGAGCCCGCCGATGTAGGCGCTGAACTTCTCGTCGCCCCGTACGAAGTCCTCCTGCGCTCCCGGGTTCAGGGAGAGCTTGGCCACTATGTCGGGTCCTTCGGCTCGGCGACGGCATCGGGGTCAACGGCGTCGGCGCTCGTCCTCAGAACGAGCTGCTCGACGTGGCCGTGAATCTTGACCACAGCGGCCAGGATGGCCTCTAGGACCTCCAGCTCTGGGCTAGGCATCGTCGTCCTCCGGCGGTTCGAGCGTCAGCGGGTAGAGGTGGTCGGCCAGCTTCAACGCGTCGCGGAGCGCGGTGCGCGGGCGGCGCTGGTCAGTGGCCTGGACCTCGGGCGTCTGTAGTACGGCGGTCAGGGCTGAGATGACCCAGTCCAACAGCTCCTGCGTGAGCTTGTGCGTCCGCAGTTGCGCGTCGTCTGCGCGAGGCTCTGAGCCGGGGCTCCCGATGGGAGCGTCCTCCGGGTTCCGGGGTCGGAACAGCGGCACCAGGTCCTCCCCTCGCTGCTGGTTGGTCATGTGAACAGCCCATCTCCTGACAGTGGTGCCTCTGGAGCGGCCTCCTCCTTGGGCTTGACGGCCGCGGGGCGGCCCAGCTCCCATTCGAGCAGGCGCTGGAGCGCCGTCACGCGGGTCTCCAGCTTCAGGTCCTCGAAGTCGTCCTCGCCGAGTGCGGCGTGGATAAGCTCCGAGACCAGCTTGTCCATCTTCCCCCGGATGGCGTCGTGCGCCCGGTCCTCCGGGGACATCAGTGCTTTCCGGCGCCGGACCTCACCGGAGCGGCGGCCAGCTTCGGCTGCGCTCTCGGCGTCCCAGGCGGTGGCCGGGGCCATGAACGCATGGCGCACGGGCTCGGTCACGCCCTTCAGGTCCGTGAGATTGGCCGATTGCTCTGCTTCGTTCTCCAACTGGTTCCTCCCTAGGTTCCCCGCTGGGTTGAGCAACGTGGTTTGGGCGTTGAAATCGGCCAGCACTGCCGGTTGGAGCGCCTTGCTTTGCTCCGGCAGGGCATCCGCCTCGCTGCGCTCGGCTCTTGCCCTCTCACTACTGCACACTGCGTGTCCACCTATTTGAGCGGCCCCTCCACTGCAAGGAACCTGGAGGAAATAGGGGCGGTACCTCCTAGAGCAACCCCAGGCCCCTCCTAGCATGTGGTCCCCCCACTTTGGCATGCTGTATGGAGCCATCGGACCTAGGCCCTATGAGCAGGGTGGGCATTCGGTCCCGGTCATCTGGGGGGTGCTGTGTGTTCGGCTTAGGTCATGAGCCCTAGAACTCTGCAAACGTACTACTCCCCACCTAAGCCTAAAGAGAGGACCAATCGGCCGATGCGCGGACGGATGACCTATGGTAGGGTAGTCCCAATGGCTCAGGCACCCATCCGAACAACCGTTCGGTACCCGAGTCGGCGAAGGGAGTAGGCCACATGACCTACTACAGTACGTCCGATGCACTAGGTCGAAGGGAGGATGCGCTGCTTAGGGCGAAAGTCCT